CCTTCAAAAACGCTAAAACATTATCTTCAGACCAATTAAAATAATCGCATCTCTCAGTCCAGGGAGAAGCGAAATTGAAATCGAAATTACAGTTATATTTAGAGTGTTGCAGCAAATTTTCTGAACTCGCTAAAAAGCGTTCAACACCTCGTAAATCTATCCATGAACCCAGGTTTATTTCATCACACTTAGATTCGGTAACTATAGAATACGGTAAAATTTCATTATCTTCAAGAGTTAACGTTGTAATCACATCAGCAGCACTAGGCAACAATTTCCTTAAATCTTTGATCTCAAGGTTAAACTCCATAATAGATACAATTTCTTTCCTAACAACTTCCAACTGTTTCAAAGTATCACAATGTAAAGCCAACTCAATCAACATCGAATGAGCACAAGAAATATGTTGTTCCAAACTAGTCACTGTATCGGATGGTAAATACCATAAAAACGCCTTACAAATTGAGTCTATACTCAAACAGGCTACATATCTTCCCAACACAGCATTATACTTGAAATTACGTTTCAAAAAACTCGTCTCATCTATAGGTACGAAATCCACCATCTCATCATTCTTGTGAGCATCGGTAAACTTCATTCCATAGAGAGCCTCAACATAAATTTGGTACATCCGGTTATTAAAACAGTTCGCAACTTCTTTCTTAACAGGTGACAAAATGTCATCTCCATACGTACCAGGTCTCACATAATCAAAGAAATATTTATCACGAGTAAATTCACCAAAATACCAAGCATACATCATCATGCAAACATTCCTTATCGAATTATCTTCCGCAGTACCATACTTACCAGAAGGCTGCAATCCGACCTTAAGAAAAATATCCTGCAACATACAAACTAGAGGAAATTTCTTGTCCGTCAACAATCCTTGCAGTATTCCAAGAGCAAAGTCATTATACCCAAAATGTTTCAGTACATTATACACAACAGTATTCGCCATAGAAGCGACTCCAGGAGGCATGCTAGTATCATACAAGCCATAGTCTCCCTCAATACACTCCGTTGAAAATGACGCCATATAATTGTGAAACGCATCAGCATCTCTGTGCATGTCAATTCCAATCGCAGTACCAAACACCTCAGGAAACTGACACATCAAACTATAAAATGGTCCAAGATACATACGATCAACAATCAATGCGTCCAGGGGCGTCATATAAAACACTCTTGTTGCACCTTGTTCCACTTTACTCTTCAAACGAGCTTCGTCTTTCAACGCAGCTTTAAAAATGATATTTCCAGTTTCACCATTAGTATAATGATTCAGCAAATCAGTAACTTTGGTAACTAATTCTGATACAGGTTCTCGAATATTTTGTTCCTCATCAACTACAGGTATGTAGCGGGATTTCTTTCCTTGAAAACCATAACCAGAAGAAGTGTTGGGGTTAACGGCACGAATGTAACCATTTTCTCCAACACCATTGATAGCCTCTTGCATTGTTAAAGGACGCAAGTCCTTAATACCGCGGGATTCCAACTGGCCAATAATCCTTCTACTAAAAATCTCAACAACCTTCTTCATTATCTTGTGATCTAACGACTTAGGTGCCGTATTCATTTTATTCAACGAACGGTTGTAAGGAGATATATAATCTCCTGATTTGTTAGTGAAAGGCTTCATGACGGGTGGTCCATATTCATCAATGTCCTTAAATTCAAATTCATCGCACAAATACTCTGCTACAGAAACACCATGGGGAGTATGACGCAACTTACTCTTCTTATTCATAGTAACTGCACCAACTGCTTTTCCCATATATAAAAGATTTTCAAAAGGTTCAAATCTAAAAGGGCTCTTATCAGTAGGATATTCCATAGCTTCAGTAAAAGGTCCAACAGGAACACTAGGCACAATGCCAAGAATCTTCGATAATCTATCCATTCCGCTATACAAAACGTCACGTGTTATAACGACACCATATGCTATCGCACTATCAGCAGCTCCAGCTATATGAAATCCCGCAATAACACTAGTATTGTTCGAAAACTCTATCACTACAGGCATACCACACATTCCAGCTTCATGATACGACTCATAAGACATCGCATTTTCAACTCGAATGTCAACCTTAAGAGTAGAATGTTGCATAACAATACTACTGACTTTCTTAACAGTAAGTGAGCTAGACGCAAATATGCCTTTAGCAATCTTCGGAATGTCAGATATTGGAAAATGC